GGTACTCTGGAGACGCTGGCTTAGCACGCAACCCATCGAAAGTCAAGTCGAGGTGTGCCAGTTCTCAAAGTGTCCCCAAACCCGCAAAAACACTTGCAAATCCCTCGGAAGTGCTTTATAATAAACTCAAGAACACAGAAAACCCACTTTTTGAGTTTTTTGAGTTTTTCAGAAATCTTAAAAAGTTAAATTTTAAGATTTTTGAGTTTTTTCATTTTTTAAACTTTAAGATGTTCGTGAAAACTTACGAAAACCTCGATAGTTCAGCTATCAATACTCTAAAAGTTGACAAATCTAGTGTATTTGTTACATATCAGAGTAATATTGACAAAGAATACGAATTTAGCTGTGAAAACACAGTAGAATTCGATGAAAAAGTGTCAAATACTCTCAAAAACAAAGAATCTATTGGTAAACTATTGAATGTAAGTATTAAAGAAGGCAAACTAGTTGCTATCACTAAATAAAGTACGTTTTTGAGGTATAACAACCGTAAATACTAATGGGTAAGCGTCACTCTTCGGGCGACAACAACAAGTATAAACAATTCGATGACGATTTTGAAGATTTTGGTTATGAAGTAAAGAATATTAGGAGACAAACTAAAAAGAAAGTAGCAAAGTTTAAACGTGAAGTCAATGACTATGATGACACTTTTTAAACTGGCATACTAACACTACCATTCCGAACCTGAGCGTGTATCATGTATACATGTTCAGGTTTTTTTAATGCACAACTTCCAACAATTCATTGACTACGTTTATTCTTTCTATGGGAAAGATGGTCTGTATGATCAGAACAGAACTAAGGAACAAATTGCCTATTCAGTGTTAATGTATTTGGATGATTGCAATGACCCATGCATAGAAATGTCATGGGGAGATGGTGATAGTTTGGACCGTGAACGAGTTCGTGACTACATGAACGAAATTTATGGTCCTGTCCCAGTGATAGCTACCGAGGCACATTTTAGAGCATAGTATAAAGAACTGGTCAGCCGCCTCAACCAGTTGGAGAGGTGGCACACCAGAGGTCGCAATCCGCCAAACCCTATGCTTATAATAGGTGCATGACAAACGAACCAATGGATCCAACCCTTAAGCAACACATTCTCTTCGGTCTCGAAAATTTCATGTTTGAGACAATGCTACCTGCAGAAATGTGTGTTGATTGGGTATGTGATCAGTGGAATCTTTCCGCTACCGATGAGGTCATCGATCTCGTCGTTGATGCACACTTCGCCATGTTTGCTGACCAATGACAATTACAGAACGCAATCAACAACTCTATGAACTGCGTAAGCGGTTGGATCAGAAAAAACTAGAAATGTCATGGATTGAAACACAAATCATGGCAGTTAACTCACAATACGACCGTGAGCATCGTCCAGACCTCTTCGAGGAGATGTTCGGGACCAGTTGACAAGGTGGCACAGGGTTGGTCGCATTCCCTCTGACCCTGTGCCTATAATAAGATCAGTTCACACAACACACAAACCACATGCGTAAGATCGAATCCCAAATGAACGCAGCAATCCACGCTAACAAGTGCTGGAAGTCTGGAAACACTGAAGTTGTCACCAACGACGGTCTTTCCACTGTGTATCTCCACGGTAACAAAATTGCCATGGTTGATGACACTTCGCTGACTGTGTTTGATGGTGGTTGGCAATCTAACACCACCAAATCTCGTCTGAATGCGTTGATCAATGAGTTCTGCAATGGGTTCACTGATGGTGTCTTTCAAAAGGATTTTCTGTGGTACATTCGTGACAACAACGTGACCCATGATTTCGTCTCTGGTTATGTGTTCGCCTGAGGGCGACACTTTTCCTTTGTACAATTGCAACCCTAGCTAATGCCTACCAAAGAAGATCTGTCCAACCTCGTTGAGAACTATGTTCACCATATCATCGATGGGTTGGATATACAATCCATGGAGCAGATTTGCTATGATTTGTTGTCACGAGAGTATGAGAAATGCACATGGGATGAGATCACTGAAGAGATCGTAGATCTCTATGATGAAGACACACTCATCGATTTGCTACCTGATGCAGACAGTTCGGAAACTGTCCCTAGTGAAGCGACAGGGTGGAACTGATCCTCTATACTAGGTACATACCAAACAAAATCACATGAAACGCATCGAAATCACCATGGGTCGCAACATCCCAAACAACGGCAAAGTTTCCGACCAAATGATGAATGACTTCATCAAATCTGATATCATGCCTTTCTTTGACTACGGCACATTCATCGACGGCGAAGGATTTTGGAAGGGTGAATTTGAACAGACCAAAATCTTCTACATCGAATGTGCAGACGCTGAGGTGTCTGAATTGATGCCTAAGTTTGAGGCAGTCGCTGATAGCTACAAGAGGGCATTCAGGCAGGATGCTGTCATGATCTCCACTGTTGAAACTGTTTACGAGTTCGTCTGACATGACCACACGGCAATTGCTCAAACTTGCCAAATTACACGGTTGGGAGTTACTCAGGCACGGCGGTAATCATTACGTTTACCGCCGCAATTCTAAGCAGATTACAATACCCTACGCTGTCAAATCTTTTGTAGGGGTTAACATCGCAAACAAACTTAAACGCGCATGAGTCACTATTCTATGCCCTATCTGCCCACCACCGCCAACATGCAACCAGTTCGGGAACTGTCACTAGCTATGACGACAGCACGGCGTCTTGCCTCTATAATTAAAGCATCGAACAAAACCAAATGAATCAACCCACCTTCGCCGTTCAACCCGCCAACTGGGCAAACTTCGATCCACACGGTGCAGAGTATGCCATCAACATCGCTCATGCTTACAAGATCTGCCAGCACCACATTGAAGACGGCGACATGATGATCTGGCGCATGACACAGGGCAACCCCATCAAATGGGTTCGGGTCTATGCTGACGAATCGATCGACGCTGTGACGGATCAACATCTGTCCCACCTTGTCTAGACTTCGCCCCGTCATCCCCTATAATAAAGACATGAACAAAACCACTCGACTCGAAACCTCTGCTGATGGCATCTTCATGCACAGCGCCAACCCCTCCCCTCTCATGGAGTCCGTCATGGACAGCATCCGTGAAGACATGCTCAGAGAGGCAGAGCAAAGGAAGGCAATCCGTGAGGGTCGCCTGCCTCTGCCTCGTTATGATAACTGGGGTGTGTGGAACATCAGCGACCGCGACTGAGCGCACCCCCTTACATGAACACCCAATCACCTGTGGAGACGACACCAATGGCAGACAACACGTACAACGGATGGACCAACTGGGAGACATGGAACGTGTCCTTGTGGATCAACAACGATGAGGGGCACTACCGCACCGCTCGCATCTATGGGCACAGCGGGTATGAGCGCCTGCTCCCCTACCTTCAGGCATACAGCGACACCACTGGCGACGGTCTAGCATGGGATGACCCAAACGTAGACCGTGATGAGATGGATGAGATGCTAGAGGAGTTGTGCGACATGGTAGGATACTAGAGCACAGTCCGAGGGGACAGGGGGCAGTGATATGCCCCTTTTTTAATTGGTCGCGAAGCGCCAAGCGATTTCAAAAATAGCTAACTTCCCTAACCTACAAAAGTATCCAGACGACCGATAAATATATTTGGAAATTGGTTTTTCAAAACCCTGAAACTAAAAAAATTTTCCCAGCAAAAAAATGCCCCAAAAAGTTGACTTTAGCGACTACGACAAAATCTTAGAAAACTTTGACCAATTCTGCGATGAGTTTGAGAGTCGTGCGTCCAATGCATTCATGAAAGGAGATCAAAATGACGGAAGAGTTACTGGAGAGATTGAGCGAGTTGGAGAGAACACTCCTATGGCAGTCCGAGAGGTTAAACAACCTGGACCAACGGATCTCCCAGCTAGAGAATCCGTCGTTGATGTACAAACGACCAACGGGTGAGGACTACGAGACTGTTGCACAGACACTCGATTATCTTCACAATAATGTCGAAGGACTCAAAGGGGATCTACTCAAGATAGCAAAAGCAGTCTAATGGCAAAATTAGAGAACAATAGTCTTACAGTAGGTCCATGGCCGTTACCCTCTACTTTGAGGCGTTCAGATGTACTTGGAAATTTGTTTACTGTGGGGTCATTGTTTGCCTATGAGTTAAGACCGATACCTTACGACAACATCGGAAAGGCGATCAGCGAAGGTGATATCAGTTCAATCGATGATTACGTCGCACCCTATTCGACGTTTACATTAAATGCAAAGGCAATACCATCAGATCCCGACGAAGTGATCGTGAGTTGCTCGTTTGCGCCACCTGCATACGCCGCAGCACTCGGAATCCCTCCAGGTATTGGGATGCCTCAAATAAGACCCTTCAAGACGATTCTAGAAGAACCTAACCCAAACTCGCCTCCGAACCGAAGTGGGGGGATCGCCCCTAACATACCTGCAGAGGGTCCTACGTGGACTGCGCCGCTGTCTGAGGAACCTTATATCACTTCCCTGAGTTCGGGGGGCACTGCGACGCTTATAGGGTATTTTACAGAAAAGGCGTGGTATGACCGTGAATGGATTCTGAGGTATCCGAATTGTTTAGCGAGGGTGAGTAACAATGGTGTACAAGCTATAGAACCTAAGGACATCCCTCAGGGCGTACCATTGGATACTAATGAGTTATTCAATAATCCTAAGATTGTCAAACCAGTCCTTAGTAACATTACACCTGCTACATGGTTTCCACAAACGAAAGCCGATGCAGAGTTGTATGATCATCCAGAGATGGCGACGTTGTTAGCGAATTGTCAAGATATTGTATCATACAAAGCAACAGAGATTAAGAAGGTAAGATTCTTCTTCGTTGTCTTCATTGAATCTATATTGGTGGGTAGGACAATTCCTGATCTTACATGGTATCCGTGTTTTATGACGGTGCAGTATAACTCAAAGTATTCTCAGCAACGTATAGATACTGCAATAGCTACGCCAAAAACACCGAAACCTTTATTCATTCCTCCAGATGCCTCTTAGTAATACACCAGCATTATCATCTCCTCTGGATTTAACTACAGGACATGGACCATGGCCACCTGTAGGGTTCATACCTATTGTCCCAACCCCTCCAGGAGCGAAGACGCCGACGCCCACTGGAGCTAGTGCTAACGTTATTATTAATGGACGAAATGTTCATATGGTTGGTAATGTAACTCTACCACACTTTGCTCTATTACCTATTCCTGGAGATCTTCATAGTGACACCATCGGTACAGGGTCTCCTACGGTCTTTGTGAACGGTACACCTATGGCAGTGGTCGGAAGTGTTATTGCGTCTCCTGTAGGGGCATATGGAGGTGTCTTAACAGGTCAGGGAGCATTGACTGTAATAGTTGACAGCAATGGTGGTGTACCCTTATAATATAAAAGTCAATTGAATTGAATTATGGCACGAAGCAAAGTTGGTCTTAGTGGTGGTGCAACCATCGAAACAAAACCGAAGCGCACTCGACAAGGATCGGGACAGCACACGAAGTATTCTGCTACATCCCGTAACGGTAAGCGTAAGCGTTATCGTGGTCAAGGACGTTAATGTCTGAATACATCGAACCGATGTTTGCAGTCCCTATCTTCCACCTCTATGCGGAGGATTGGGACCGTAAGAAAGTAGCTCTGCAGGAGATTGCGCGTACACAATCCTTTAAAAAGGATCCTGGAGAGTATGTTCCGAGTGACTTTAGAGCACCTAAGGCAGAATGGAGCGCGATTGAACCTCTTATTGCAGACGAGTTGCGGAAATTTAAGGATCAAGTAAAGATTGATCTGCAGATTGACGCATATTGGTTCGAGCGTGCGGGAAAAGGTGATCAACATCTACTCCATAATCATGGAGCTACGGGGTTTAGCGCAGTCATGTACATTGAATATGACGAAGAAGAGCATACACCCACACAGTTTGTGTCTCCATTTGATAATGTGATTGGATGGGTTGATATATACTCACCAAGGGACATACGAAGTGGATCTGTTATCTTCTTCCCTTCATTTGTACATCATTATACGTTACCGTGCGATAGTGACAAAGAACGTCTGATCCTTTCCTGGAACATGAAATGAATTTAATCTGTAATTTACCTGCCGAGAAGGTATGGGTGCGTAAGGAATACCTTCGTGATCATCAGGATGGTCATGGAGAGTTTGTAGAGGGCGTTTGGGTATCTTGTAAGAGTATACCTGGACGTGCTTTTTACTTTGAGACATATTTGCCTGAGTATGGGGCAATGTATGATAAACTTCCTATCAGTGCATTTGTCAGAGCACCTAAAACACCAACACCTGACATGTCACTGGAAAACCTACAGTTTTGGAACTGTATGGATTATGGTGTAGTAGCTATCAATAAAGGTTTCGTAACCTCTATGGATGCTGAGATCTATACCAGAGACCATGGTTTGGTGCATGGTCAGTATTTGTTCACATTAGACAACTATCATGCAAACCCTGATGTGATAGATAATAATGTGAGCGAAGTGCCTCAAGAGCACAAATCGCATAATTGTATTGCGTTAGAGAATGGTCAGTTTGCATTGTATCCTAATAATAGGACACGATTCTACGACCTCTCTATCACTCCTGAGAACCCTACGTTCCCTGACTTTAAGGTTTCTACCATAGAATACCAAGTAGAGGCAGGAATCGACTGGGGACGCTTAGGAGACACTGATGATTATTTTTGGGAAACTAATGCTGAACGAAAACAACGGACGGAGACCACAGATGGACAAACGAGTGGACAAGAGTGAAGACTTTAGAAAGTCTGGTATGACTCTTATTACCGAGATCGATAGTGAGCGTTACCTAAAGAAAGCTAGCAAGATGAAAGATGTCAAAGAGGGTGAGATCTTTGACAATCAAGAGGAGTGGGCGGACGGATTCTGCGGTAAGTGATAAATAGAAACAGCCTATTGCTGTGTCTAAATGCCTTCCTTTCAGACATTTAAAGATCTGAGTATTACCTTTAAGAAACATCCTGTATCTGACGATATTGTTTCTGTGAAGGATAAGGCAGCTATTGTACAATCAATCTCTGCCTTACTCCTTACCAATAAGGGAGAAAGACCATTTCAACCTGACTTAGGTTCTGATCTAAGGCGTGTGCTATTCCAACCTCTTGATTATGCAACTGCTGCAATTATCAAACAGAAGGTTAGAGAGTGCATCACTAGATATGAACCTAGAGTAAGGGTAGATGACGTTATTTGTGAACCTGATGCCGATACTAACGGTTATGAGGTTGAATTGTATTATACTATTGTCGGAAGAGATGACAGACCAGTAGCTGCACAATTCTTCTTAGAGCGTACACGATAATGCCTTATACACAGGTTGCTAATTTAGACTTTGAGGAAATCAAAGTAACTCTCAAAGAATACTTGAGAGGACAAACAGAATTTACTGACTATGACTTTGAAGGAAGTGCGTTATCGAACCTTCTTGATGTCTTAGCGTATAACACGTATTATACGGCGTTTAATACCAATATGGTAGTCAATGAACTATTCATTGATTCTGCCACCTTGAGAGACAACGTAGTAGCGATTGCGAAGCAACTAGGGTACAGACCCAAGAGTGCTACCGCTCCTACTGCGTATGTCTCTTTTAATGTAAATTATACTAATCCAACAACTGATACCGAACTTATCCTGAAGAAAGGAACAGGATTTATTGCTTCTTACGATAATAACATCTATCAGTATGTTACACTTGACGATGTAAAAGCACAAGTTGCGAATGACGTAGCTATCTTTACTGATGTTCCTATTGTAGAGGGCACACAGGTAGTTAATACATTCTTATACAGTAGAGCACTTAAGTCTCAAAGATTTATTCTTGATAACAAAAATATTGACACCAATACCATCAGAGTAAAGGTATTTCCTACTGGTGGTAGTTTTAGTGAACCATACCTTGTAGCAGATAATATTCTAGGTGTGGATGGTACATCTAAAATCTTCTTCTTAGACGAAATTGAGGATAATAGATATGAAGTTCTCATGGGAGATGGCGTATTAGGTAGGAAAC